TGGGAAAACTCAGGGGTGAGGCTCCTGATGCAAGTGGTACTGGTAATCGCTTTAGTCACCTTATGGCTATTGCTCCCAATGCTTCTTCTTCCATTCTCATGGGCAATACTAGTCCTTCTATTGAACCTTATCGTGCCAATGCTTATCGCCAAGACACTCTATCGGGTTCTCACCTAAACAAGAACCGCTACTTAGATGAACTCATCCAAAAAGAAGCAGTCAATCATAAAGAGGGTTGGGCAGATGAAGTATGGTCGAGCATCATTGCGAATGATGGTTCAGTTCAGCACATCGATTGGATGGACGACTGGACAAAAGATGTTTTCAAAACTTCTATGGAAATCGACCAGCGCTGGGTCGTCCAACACGCCGCAGATAGGCAAGTACATATAGACCAAGCTCAGTCTCTAAACGTATTCTTTAGACCTGATAGTCATATCAAGTATATCCATGCTGTTCATTTCCAAGCATGGAAGCAAGGTCTGAAGACTATGTACTACTGTCGTTCTGACAAGATCGCTAAGGCTGACAAAGTTAGTAAGCGTATCGAACGTGAAGTTATGAAAGAGATTGATCTGCATGCGCTGACAGAAGGTAACGAATGTCTAGCTTGTGAGGGTTAAATGGACGCGTACGATCTAGCTACTCAGATGCGTAAACTGTGGGGAGAAGAATATCTCCACTGGCAAGACGCAGCTGAGACTAATAAGGAAAAGATACTCGTCCCTGTCTATGTTTATACAGACAAGGGCGCAGTAAAAGTTAAATCTATCGGAGTGGATCCCACTCTCGGTATTATGTTGGAGTTGGACGATGGTAAAGAAGAATAATAGTAAATTGATGGATGAACGCACACACTTTAAGCCGTTCAACTATCCATGGGCATATGACGCTTGGTTAAAACACGAACAGGCGCATTGGTTACACACTGAAGTACCAATGATGGAAGACGTTAAAGATTGGAAAAAGAAACTAACAAATGAAGAAAAGACATTCCTTACTAATATTTTTAGATTCTTTACTCAGGGTGACATTGACGTTGCTGGTGGTTACGTTAATAATTACCTTCCCCATTTTCCTCAGCCTGAAATTAGGATGATGCTTCTGGGGTTTGCTGCTCGTGAAAGTTTACACGTGGCTGCTTACTCTCACTTGATTGAAACACTAGGTCTTCCTGAAGTAACATACAGTCAATTCTTGGAATACCAAGAGATGAAAGATAAACATGATTATGTTACTGAGTTGTCTTCTCGCAATGGAACACTAGCGTCGACTGCTGAACACATCGCTGTGTTCTCTGCTTTCACTGAAGGAATGCAGTTGTTCTCGTCATTCATTATGTTATTGAACTTTCCTCGTCATGGTTTGATGAAGGGTATGGGGCAGATTGTTACTTGGTCTATTGTTGATGAAACGATGCACGCCGAGAATATGATTCGTCTATTCAAAGAGTTCGTCAAAGAAAATCCTGAGATTTGGAATGATGAACTCAAAGGAAAGATATATACAATCGCAGAGAAAATGGTTGAACTTGAAGATAAGTTCATCGATCTCTCTTTTGCTGGTGCAGACATGCGTGATCTATCATCAGCACAAGTTAAGCAATACATTCGTTATATCGCAGACCGTCGCCTAATCTCATTAGGAATGAAGGGTATTTTTAAAGTTAAGAAGAATCCACTACCATGGGTAGAAGAAATGATCAATGCACCAGTGCATGGTAACTTCTTTGAGAACCGTGTTACTGATTACGCTAAGGGTGCGCTCGGTGGTACGTGGGACGATGTATGGGGAAAGGCAAAGTAATGATTACAAAACACTATGAATGTAAATCTTGTGAGGCAGAAGGTAAAATCACTGTAAAGGGTGATGACCACAATCTATCAGATATCGTCTACTGTCCAGTTTGTTCAGCAGACATTTATGAAGAAGAAGACTTCGACGAAGAGAACTAATAAATAGTCCACTATGTGGACATTTAATAATATTATCGTTGAAGAGTTGCCCGAAGACTGCGTTGGCTTTGTTTATTTAATTACGAACAAAGCCAACAGTCGTATGTATATCGGGAAAAAGTTAGCCAAGTTTTCTAAGACAACTTACAAGACAGTTGTTCAGAAGAATGGTGTAAAGAAGAAAAAGAAGATCAAGTCCAAGATTGACTCTGATTGGATTGAGTACTATGGATCATCGGTTGAATTATCTAAAGATGTAGAAAAACTAGGAAAAGAGAACTTCACTCGCGAGATTCTTTTCTTTTGTAAGTCCAAGGCTGAGTGTTCATACATAGAAGCAAGAGAACAATTTTCAAGGAGAGTATTAGAATCAGACGACTACTATAATGGGCAAATCTCTGTCCGAGTCCATGGTTCTCATATCAAGAATAAATTATGACATATCTACTTTTCGCTATCGCATTAGGATTATCCACAGTCGCCGAATGGTACGCCATCGTCGGTCTAATGGCTATCTTTGCGTCAGCACCAATTCCTATCGCTATTATGGGAGCGCTGCTCGGAGCAGCTAAACTTGTAATCGCATCTTGGTTGTATCGCAACTGGAAACAAATTCCAATGCTGATGAAAACCTACTTCACGATTTCCTTACTAATCCTAATGTTCCTTACTTCTATG